CAACAGCAATAAAAGCATATCGCGGGGTGGAGCAGTCCGGTAGCTCGTTGGGCTCATAACCCAAAGGTCGGCAGTTCGAATCTGCCCCCCGCTACCAAGAATATCAAGGGGTCAGGCATTGTGCTTACCCCCTTTTTATTTTGAAATGAACCCTGTTACTAGCCGAATTTTCAGAAGGAACTGACCGCGTAAATCTATTTGGCGACAACGTGAAACAGAATCGGCGACAAATAAACGGAATCGGTGACAACTTTTGGGGTCCAGGAAAGAGGGCGCAGATATCCTGCCCGATCTGGAGACTTTTCTTTTTCCGACTCTCAGACCGGCAGGATTGACCTTATTCTCTCTGCCTTTTATTTGACTATGGCACTTTACAGGTCATAGTTACGAATCAATAACTCTATCACGCGCTTCTTTCTGTCCGCCCCGGCTGTTGTGTATGATGTATTGACAGTCTCAGTAATAAATCCCTTGAATAATTGTCTTGTCTCCGGGACATCGTTGATCGACAGTAGGAACTTACCACTGACCGATCGGAGCAGCTCAGCTAGGACAGTGAAGTCATCACGAGAGAATATTCCGTCGCCATAGTAATCTTCACAGCCATGATAAGGCGGATCCAGATAAAAGAAGGTGTCCGGCTTGTCGAACCTGGTAATCGTCTCCTTATAGGCCTTGTTTTCGATATAAACCCGTGCCAGCCGTAAGTGTACGGCCGACAACTCCTCTTCGATCCGTAGGAGGTTCAATCGAGGTGGACTGGTTGTGGTTATGTTGAATGCTGGAGCCTTGATCCGTGCAGCATAACCGGTCCGCAAGAGATAGTAGAAACGGACCGCTCGCTGGATATCCGTCATTGTTTCCGGATTGGCGGCTTTGAACCGATCAAACTCGCCCCGGGCAATCAGGATCCACCGTAGGTATCGGATAAACTCATCAAGGTGATTCTGTACAACGCGATAGAGGGTCACCAGATCTTCATTAATGTCGTTAATGATCTCGACCGGTGATTCTTCCTTTTTAAAGAGCAGCCATGCAGCCCCGGCAAAGACTTCGCAATAACAGTTGTGCTCCGGGATCTTAGGGATGATCTTGTTCACCAATAACGACTTGCCGCCCATGTAGGCTAGGAAACTTTTCATAGATTGCTCCTCCTCTGGTTGTAAATGGGGAGTAACCCTGCTATATGCCGTGTGTTCTCTGCGCGGATGGTAGCGGGTTATCCCGTCATGTGTCCCCTCCGGTCACATGTGTTGAGGAGCCTGGAACTCCTTGATATACTGTCCGCCTTTTTGCCCTTATTTACACCGGCCAGCCCGTCGTGAAATCGTACGCCTCGATTTCCGAAACGGTGGTCAAGGCGTTGATTGCCTCGGCGTGGACACGCTCCCGGCTGAAACATGCCTGGACATGAGCGGCAACCGCCTGAGCAATGGCCAGGATCACAGTTCGGTTGATTGTGACCCAGCCGCCGTCCCCCTTCCAGTCGGTAGCAACGGTTTCGTTCAGGTCGGAGTAAGATTTCGCACCGGTAATCATCGCCTGGCTTTCCCGATCTGTCTTGATCCGAGCTCCGTTAACGCTAATACCCGCCGTCTCCCGATCGTACCGGTAGGCGGCAAGGCCCGCGATTTTGTCGGCCTTGATCCGGTCGATGTCTTCAACCCATTGTGTGCCGTCCCATTTTGTGTTTGCGGCGGGTACCGTCTCGCCATATACCTCGTCAATAGTCACATCCGCCGGACCATTCACAGCCCGCCAACCCTGCCCATCCTTGCGAATTGCGTAACTCATATGTTGTCCTCCCATCCTTGGGCATAGGCTGCATTGGAGGAATGGCCGGATGCCCAATAAATGTTTGTCGATTCTAAAATCATTGGCACTGACACAAAACATGGATTGCCAGCAATATAGTTCCAAACGCATCCAATAGGTGGCTTCGCGTTCAAAGTGCTGCCGACTTTACCGTAACTATTATTCGGCGCGATCATTACCCCAGTTTGCCCAGCGCCAATCTCCACAAAAATAACAGCAGCCGTTGGCGGCACGAAATTACTGACACCTATCGCAACCCACGTTGGAGTTGATAGACTGCCTGCCGTCCCGCTTGCCATTATTGGCAATCCCGTCAAGTTCGATCCTGACGCAACCTGATATTGCACCCGCCGACCAACTTGAGTGAATCCAAGCGGGTATTTATTCGCAGTTTCGTCCGTCCGGATCCAGCCGACGCGGGCCTTATAGGTGTACCCGCTGGGCAGAGTCGGCGCTGTGGATGATAGCGATATCAATCCCGCCACAGTCGCCGTTGCAGGGTTGTAAATAACCCACATTGAATACCAAGTTGAGGCTGCCAAAGCTCCCGTGTCAAGGCCGTTCGCACCGCTATTTGCGGTATTAATTGTGAGCGAAAGATCTCGAAGCGTCAGATAATTGTTATTTGGATCCTCCAAAATCAGTTCATCCGCTGATATGCTGACATTTGCAGATGTGCCCGTTGCCGAGGCCTTGAGATTGCGAAAAGATCCCACGACAGAAGAAACAATCTTATTGGAAGGCCCGTTAATGACATTCCAACGAGTTGATGACTCTACCACTATTACGATGGAATCGTTTCCCCTTAGAATTAGGCTGCTCTTAACGTCGCCGTGGAAGACGAAATCTTGACCACTTTGGGGCTGTAACGTGTAGGTGTGCGTACCCGCACCGTACCCGCATATTGTTACTATTGCACCTCGCGGCAATGCACCGGTTGACGGCAATTGAAAAGTTGCTCCCACAGCAAGAGGGTCATAGGTTACAATCTTTCCGACATCTGATGCTAAAATCGTTGCATTTCCGGTGTAATGAACCTGGCCCTGCAAGTTGCCCAAGGCCCGCTGTACAAATGCGGTTGTTGCGATTTTGTTTGTATTGTCGAATTGTTCCGGTGTCGTGACAGAATAAGCGCTTGAAATGAGAATATAATTCGTGCCGTCATATACAGTTTCGACAACCTGGCCCGACCTGATAGCATTTGCCGGCAGGGCCGTCCCGTCAATCTGCTTTATCGCTACTGCCCCCAATCCGTTGACGTTGATCGTAGCGGCCCCCGTATTAGCGTTTGCCGCCTTAAACATAATCGGCATGCCGACAATATGGGTGGTCAGGGCTGGCGTCAGCGCGATGGCATAGGCGTTGGCCGTTCCGGTGTCGGCGGCGTAATTGAGCGCCCCTGCACCATCTTCGTCCGCGCCGGTATGCCGATGATTGTTGACGGCGTTGAGAAAAGCCGCCGTGACGATGGTCCCCTGGGGTGGGGTATCGGAAAAGACTGTTTTGCCCATGAGCTACCTCCTATGAATAGGCGAATATGATCTGTGTATGGGCCGGTTTGAGCTCCGTAAACAGACCTTCCATTGCTGTTGCAAAAGGGCCGTCGACCAGGCGCTCACCGGCCCGCGATTGACCTGCGCGAAAATAATACAGAGGCGTATGGGTGAACGTGACCCGCCAGCGGAATTTTCCCTCGTCGCCGTAACCGTCCGTGCCCGCGGTCAGTTCCTCGATATTGACTGTATAGCCGAAATCCGTGGCCAGTTGCGTGAAATAGGGGATGGACAATCCGCGCCGTTCCCGGAGCTTGGCAATCACCCGCACCTGGCGCATCTGCAGCGTGTCCCCCGCCAGGGGGATCAAGCCGCAGATCCTCTCCCAGTCATCGATCAACTCGTTGCAGGATTGCGGATATGCCTCACGCAACAATTGTTCGGCCCGGGACTGCACATCATCCAGGGCGTCGCCCTCGATCCCGAGGTCGGCATCGGTGACGCCGTTGAGTTTGATCGGGAGTAGCTGTTTCAGAACGTTTTTATGAGACATTGATTGCTCCTGCCCGGATCATCTGATACGAAGTTGGCGTGACGTCACCCGCCGGCACGGAAATCGACACATTATCCGCGCCGTCGTCCATTGCGATTTGAGACAGCTTGGCCACATACAGCGCCTGGCCGGGATCCATTTCCGCCATGTAGGCCGCGATGTCAGCGGCAATGACGGTCCGGTCGATGCCGTAGCCGGTGACGGTCATCGTGACGGCCTGAGTCAATATTGACGGCGCGATGATGCTCACCTTTGACGCCGTCACGGGCCGCAGCGGGTCGATATATTTTTTGATCTCGCCGATCAGGCCGCGCACAATATAGGATTTCCCGGTCTCGGTGAAGATGTCCTGGGTCAGGGAGAGCTGCGTCGCACTATCCACGGCCGTCACGGTGGTCTGACGGCTGTCGCTGACGTTCTCGACAATGTCCCCTTTTTTAACCGTGTACGTGGCATCGGTGAAGGCGCCAGCGCTGTCGACGAGTTTGCCTGCACTGACGGACGTACTGGTCCCGGTCTGGCAATGGACGATGTACGGCTCGTTGACGAACGTGAATATATCGTTGGCCAGGGAGAGCTGAGTTGCGCTGTCGACGGCCGTCACGCTGGTCCGGGTTTGCCGGAGGGGGTTTTCCACGATATCCCCTGCCGCAACGGCATGGCCGGTCGAAAAAGACGCACCGGAATCAATCAGCTTACCCCCCGAAACGGTCGTCGTGATGCCGATCCGTGCCGACGAGGAGGGTATTTCATCCCCCGTGGTGGTCTGATTCGCAACAACCACGACATCGACGGTTCCCAGTCCCTGGGCCAGGGGAATACAGTAGGCCGCGGCGACGTTGTCCACCGCCATCGCCCACTTGATATAGTCGTATTTGTTCCCCCCTGCAGGAGGGCGGCGGATATACTCCAGGAGTCGCGCCAGGAGCGCCGCATCCGTTTCACCGTATGTCCGGGCGAGGCCATGCACCCAAACGTGGTGATCGAGGTTGCCCGTGTCCGCCGTGTCCGGGAAGATCTGTCTGCCGATGTACTCCTGGTAACGATAGAGGCCCCACAGGGCGCTTGCCAGACAGGCGCTTTTGATGTAGATGAGCGAGCCCTGTGAAGTGTCCGCGCCGGGGAACTGGTTGCGGTAATCGGTCAGGATACCGTTCAACAGGGTATCGAAATCCTTGAGATAGTTGTTGATCATACCACCTCCACAAATGTCGTGAACTCAACCCGGCCGCCATCTGCCCTGGTCACCGCTATATTCAGCCTGAGACGGTGGAGGTCCTGCAGGCGGTCGCGCTCCGAGATCACGTCGATTCTGGTTGCCCGTCCGGTGTCGATGAGCCATTGAAGAGCTTCCTTGCAGTATTCCTCCGCCAGGGCCGCCGTCTGTTCCGTGTTTTTGGCCCGCTGCAGCAGATGCAGGCGGGACCCGAAATCAGGGTTTTGGAACCAGTCGCCACGCTTGATCATCAGGCTAAGGTAGATGTTGTTCCGCAGGTTGCCGTCCGTAGCCTGATCGTAGGTCATATTTCCAGATGCGCTGCCGTCCGTGGCGATGTCGATATTGAAGTCCATATCCGTTCCCTAATGGCTGTGGTGGTTCGTGTTGCCGACCGTGTCCGTAATGCTGCCCGATGACGAGATGTTCCCCGTGGCGGAGAGCGCGCCCTGCACCGCCACGCTTGGCGATACAAGGGTAATGGATTCCGTAGCGGTCAAGTTGATCCTTTTTGTTGTAACTGACACATCGTTCGTCGCCTCGATTGTCAGTTTATTGCCGCTCTTGATGTAGATCTCCTTGTTACGCTTGAGCCGGATCTGGTCCCCCTCGTCCGTGTAGAGGCATACCTCGCCCGCCTCGACGGCGATCCGGTAGCGCCGGTCGTCGGTGGCGATCAGGATGTAATGATTGCCCTGGTTGACAATGACGCCCTCGGCGCCGGCCAGGGGCCGCGACGTGAAGCCGTAGTGCTGCATGTATTCGCGGTCGGACAGGGTTTCCCCCGGACGCCCTGCAGCCGTGACGCGCTTGATCGCCCCCTCGATGACGGACTGGACCGTGGCCCGGATCATGACGCCACCCCCGGATAGGAGAGTTTGAGTGCCGTCGTCATGCCGTCCTGTTTCGACAGCGCAAACGTGCGGCCGTAGATTAAAAATGTGCCGTGGACGCCCCGTACCTCGTCGTCGACGGTGCAGAGTTCGTTGATCGCCCAGTTTTTCCCCTGCTGGCTGTGGCCGGGCACCTTGTAGGTCAACTGGAAGCCCTCGAAGCGAGCCTTTTCCCGGAGCATCCGGGCATGTGCGGCGGGACTCCGGCCGTCGTTGTTGTCCGTGACCACCAGAGGCTTGTAATAGGGCATGTCACCGTCCAGAACAGGCACACCGCCCGTATTGATCTTATCGGCCGTGGTGTCGTCTGTTCCCTGCTGCTGGCCGATGACCAGGTATTTCGAAAACCGCCTGGAGTAGTCCTCGACCCTGGAGCCCTCGTTGATATTGGTCCTGCCGTCGCGCCTGCAGGTCAGGGCAAACAGCGGCGTCCCCTTGGCCTTGGGGCGCCCGAAGACCATCGTGCCGTCGGGCAGGGCAAAAAACATCAAACCCCGGGAGGATGCGTACTGTTTGAGGGCCTCGAATATCGTCATGCCCGGCTCGATCTGGGTGAACTCGTGGGGCGCGTCAAGGAGAGCCGCCGTCGATCCGGATACCCCACCGGCGAACGTGTCCTGATATACGATCTTTTGGCGGTTGATATAGGGCACGGTTCTGAGCAGACGC